TGTCGCACGTTAGATATCGTATGTTATCGGCTTTGCCAGAGGTCTTAGATCCAACCATCAATGATTTGTTTGAAACTGAAATTCCAGAACTGGAATTGATTACAGACTCAATCTTTGATACTAGACGATTGATGTTGTTGCCAGAAGCAACGGAAGACTGGATTACACGCTGGGAAAAGTCTCTTCAGGTAAAACCGAAAACAACCGACTTGGAAGAACGAAGGCGGTATCTAATCACTTTAATTTCTTCCAAGATTAAAATCAACTCAGTGAGTTTACAAAAAATTACAAAGAGCTTTACGAATGTCAATAACTTAGTAACGGTCAAGGGTTCAGCGGTACATATCCGATTTTTAGGGCAATTGCCGACGGGGTATTTGAACCGTTTCTTAAAGTATGTGCGTGAATTGATTCCTGCTCACTTAGGAATCCAATTCTCGGTTGAAGCGCCAATGATGAACACAATTTATATTAGCGCTCATACATTCAGTGATATTCGTTCAGTTCGATTTGAATAGGAGGAAATAAATGGGATATTTTATCCAGCCTATTGTAACTGATAAAGCAATCAGCGAAACAGCCTTAGCAATTCAAAATAGAGAACCACTGGTTTTCACTCGAATAGCTTTGGGTAGCGGCCGTCATCGGACGGACATTGGCAAGAAGAGCAATGTTGTACAAGTAGTTCATTCTTTGCAAGTGACACAGTCTTTATCGACTGATGTAGCTGATACAATTCGTCTAACAGCTCGGTTCGATAATTCACAGATTGAGCGTGAGATGATTGTAAATGAAATCGGTGTGTTTGCAAAACGTGGGAATCACGAAGAGTTCATGTACATGTATACCTGGGCAGAGCAGGGAGATGTGATTCCTCCAAAAACATCTGCTTATGTATATCGAGACTATGATTTCAATACGACTATCAGCAAGAATAGTCAGATTACCATTCAATACAATGCGACTAACTTAGTTTATGCGACTGTCCCTGAATTGAAGGCGACAGAAAGAAAGTTACAAACCAACATCGATAATCACATTAGAGATGCTGCCCGTCACGTTTCTGACCAGGAACGAATACGTTGGAATGGGAAAGCCGACTCAACCCATCGTCATAGGGTATCTGATATTGACGGTCTTGAAGCGATTATCGGTAACCAAACAACAAATAAAGCGAATCAAGTAGACCTTACTGCTCACATTCAAAACCGAAACAACCCACACAATGTCACTAAGCAGCAAGTGGGTCTAGGGAATGTTACGAATGTTGAGCAAGCAAGTAAGCAAGAGTTCAACGCTCACGCAACTAATCATAACAACCCTCATAGCGTCACAAAGGCGCAGGTAGGTTTGGGGAATGTTATGAATGTGGAACAGGCTAGTAAGCAGGAGTTTAACGCTCACGCTACTAATCGCAACAATCCACACGGAGTGACGAAATCCCAAGTTGGTCTGGGCAACGTAGACAACGTAAGACAAGCAAGCTATGAGTCTGTAGAGGCTTTGAAACGTGAATTCCAGGAGCATGAAGATAGGCTAAATGCTATCGAGTACATGTTCTTGCAGAACGACTTCACTGCTCCAATTCGTACAGACGACGGTACAGAACATACCTTGCTTGCTGATGAAAACGGTCATGTGATTGTTGCTGATTGGAAATATATTATGGAGGTATAACATGGCAGTAATTAGTACACAGACACGAAAAGTAACTGATTTGCCACAGGCTAGTCGGGTCAACAACTCGGACAATATCATGATTCATGATGGTCGTGGGTTGAAGAAAGTGTCTGTGCAGACATTAAAGGATGGAATCAGTAGCAATGTATCAGTAGCTACGTCGAGCTCGAACGGGATTGTCAGGCCAGATAATTACACGACTGAGGTCTTAAACGGTGCAATCAAAGCTAAAACCGCAACAGCTGGATCAAATGGAGTGGTTAGACCTGATAACTCAACGATTACAATCGATGGTTCTGGAGTTTTACGAGTAAACAGGGCAGCGCTTGGGATTCCAAGCACACCATCCGAAGTTATCGCAAATAAATTTGTAAACCAAAACGGAAACCAGCAAATGAAGTACTGGTATGGGTCTAAAACACAATATAATGCAATTAGCACGAAAGATCCAAACACAATCTATGATGTGTATGAGTAGGTGATGCCATGGCTACAAGAGAAGGAATCTATGTCGGAGGGCGTGAGATTGTCGAGAGATATGTTGGTTCAAGATTGGTGTGGGAGAAGTGGGTGTTTGTTGGAAGTTTTCAAAACTTACCTACCCCCTCAGATTCAGGTCAGTACTTATTTTTTAATAGAATGGTTAATAATCAAACTTTTAACACGAAATATCGTGACGAGACCAAAGTAAGAGAAGTTAAGATTCGTATCCAATCCTCTTACAATACTGCTTATGTATATGCAAAATACGTGCAGGTGCATTTCAGAAATACTGGAGAGGATAACTATGACACAAGAAATACTTTATCGATTAAGTTCCGAGATGAAAATCAAAAAAATGAATTTAAAAAACATTTTACAAAAGGGGCTTCACTATTCTTTTATATTAAATAATCAGGAGAACATTAAACATGGAATTTGTATTAGTAAATAAATTTTTCAGAGTTGGCAAGACGGAAGTTTCTATTCAATGTGACAAGCCGTTTACTTTTTTCACTCGTGAGTTGGAGGGTGACCGCTTGGGCGATACGGATGAAACACTCATTGAAGCAGTCAAAGAGATTCTAAGAACCGAGTTAGATCCAACAAGTGCTGTTGTCAAAAACCAAGAACAATTGGCTAAAACAACTGCAGCACTTGAACAAGCCAATCAACTCATGGAAGGTATGCAGAAGGTCAGCTTGCATAATACTGACGATATCGAAGAAATCTTTGAACGCTTGGAAGTGCTTGAGAAACACAATGGTATTGAACATGAGCATGAGGACGAAGCAGAGGGAAATGAGGAAGTACCTCACGTTGCCGAGCCAGAAACCCATCCTGCTGAACCGGCTCCAGTAACCCCACCAGTTCAACCAGAACCCCAACCAGTTACAGAAGTGGCCACAAATGGAGTTCCTAACGTGGTCGTATCTGAACCAGCACCAGCGCAACCAACTACTGAACAACCAGTAGTAGAAGCACCTATCCAACCTGCAGCAGCAGTAGAACAACCAACAGAAAGCGAGACAGAACATGAAATTCCTACACCGACAAGCGAAGCGAGCACTAGTGAAAACAATGGAGGTAGCAACAATGAGTAAAATTACATTAGACCAAGCAAAAATCGACATGTACATTAATCTATTGAAACGTGAAGCGATTGACTTTTCATTTGTCAACAAACGCTTCAAAGACCGTGTGCGCAAAGAATTGGAACGCCTTGGGTTGAGCCACTTGGCGAACTAGCGAGGTGCTTATGGATGTCTTACAACAGATAGAACATTTCTTCATGAACGTGCTACCATCGGCTTCACCGATTATCATCGCTTGGCTTAGCTACAAATTGCCGAAAAAAGCCAAAGAAGAGACGGAGAAAATCGTCTCGGAACTAACCAATGTCAAGAAACAGATTGAAGATGTCCAGACTACCGCTAAAGATAGCAATTCCAAAATCGACGAAGTACAAGCAAAATTAAAAATTCACGATAAGGCGCATCTAAATACCATGAAGTTGCGCCTTGACCGTGATATGCGACGTGCTATTAATAGAGGATATACCTCTAGAGATGAATTCTCCCTAGTGGAAAGCATGCATAAAAGCTATAAAACTCTAGGAGGTAACGGCTACATAGATCGTTTATTCAGCGATTTTGAAAAATTGGATATCAAAGAAGGCATCTTAATAGATGATTAGAAAGGGGGCATGGAATGGGATGTAGTAATACGACTAATTTGACTCAGGTTGACGGAGGCGTTCGTGTCAAGCAGGGAGATTTGTCTTCTACTTTTGGATTTGAATTGCAAGATGAAAATTTCCGTGGTATTACTTCCCTTGAGGGGCAAGAAGCTCTTATAACCCTAACAAAAGATAAATATTGTTGGAAGACAAAAGCACTCGTCAAGGATCAATCTGTTAGCTTTAATGTAGATAGCATTCTGCCAAACGGTAAATACCGTGTAGAAATTTCGGTTGGGGGATATATATTTCCAAGCGATCGAAAAACTTACATTGAAATTGAAGCGTCAGATAAAGAATTGGTTCTTGAGGTTGTTCATACCCTCAAAGAGCTGGACATCGCAGAAGAAGTAAAAAAACAACTTAGCGAAACCCAAGTAAGTCTGGAAATTCCAGACTTACTCATGCATTACAATTTAGGAAAGGTGTGAAAGAATGGATACAACAAAGTTGATTGAATTTGCCAGGGCTCTGGGTGTCGACCATAAAAAGTTGGAGAATTTAATCAATACAAAAATTGACAACGCAACGTTAATGCAAGCCATCGAGCAAGCGAAAACAGCAGTTAAGGCTGAGATTTTAGGTGACGGTGTCCCTGAAAATCTTGATACTCTTAAAGAAGTCGCTGAAAAAATCGCCAGCTTAAGTGGAGATGTTGAGACTGCAGTCGTGCAGAAATTGGCTGATCTCGGCCGTCGTATTGATGGGTTCGCCAATCTTGATTTGGTCGCAACCTATAACGCAGCGAAAGCGTGATAGCCATGAATAACCTTGAAAATCTAGCAACAGCTATTGGTACAGATATCAAGGATATCAATATGCAAGCTACCAACTCTCAAGCAAAGATTTCGGCTAATACAGAGTCCATTGCCCGTATCGCTACTAAAATAGATAGTCTTGCGACAAAATCAGAGGTAAAACAAGATATTGATGACCTTGCGAAAACACTTGCGAAAGTTCAGGTCGGTGGTAGGAACTATTATAAAGACTCTGAGAAGATTCGAACAAGTACACGTTTCTTCCCTTTTCCTATGCACCCCTACCTTTCACAGGAAAATATAGGTGAAACATGGACTTTATCGTTTGATTTAAAAATCAACGAAGGTGGTGAGATTCGTCCTCTGCATTTTTATCATTACCAAAACAACAGATTTGGTCTGAAAGCTAGTGCAGACATCACTCCAAATAAGGAGTGGAAACGGTTCACGTTCACAGGTCCGGTTATCTTCTCAAACGATGACACTCGTTATTCGAGGGGAGAAATGGCCTTGTACGATTACGGTGGAAACAATAATTATTCCGTTCGTAGGATTAAACTTGAAAAAGGTACTCTAGCGACTGACTGGAGTCCTGCGCCAGAAGATGTGCAAACCCAAGTAACCGAAACCCAAGAGAGTTTGAGGGGGCTTGAGCGCAAGTTTGAGACGTTTAAAGAACAACAATTCACGAAAGAGGAATTTAACTCGAAAGATTGTATTACTGGAAGCACAGAATACCAAGTTTTGAAACACCAAGTTGAATCTTTAGTGAAGCAAACGCAGATTTTACAGGAGCAATTGGCTCTTGTTAAACCTGCACCAAGACGGGCGCCGATGGCTTATACGATTGATTTAAACAATACACCGCCTATTGCATGGTTTGATAATGGATGCGGTTTGGATATAGGGGGTAACCTTATACTTTTAGGCGCAAACAGAAGTCAAGGCTTTGGGAATAATGCACCGCTTTATGACTTTCCAAATGCAATCATTAGAACATCAATGGGAATCATTAACGTCGATGTTTGGAAAAAAGCGAATTTCGATTATTGGCACGCTACAGTAAAAGTACTGAATCCGCTAAAATCAGCAGATGATTATGATTGGACCAATGCAAGATTATCAGAACAAGGTAGTCTTGCATCTTGGCGATGGGATAATCAAAAAAACGTCATTCGCGTTATGTATCAATTAGGTGTTTGGGACGGGAAAACCGTCGAAAGTTTAGGTGCAGTAAGGCGCTAGAAAGGAAAATAATATGATTAACTGGAAAGTAAGATTAGGAAATAAATACTTTTGGCTGACTGCCATTCCAGCATTTTTGCTTGTCTTGCAAGCTGGTGCAGCAGTCTTTGGATATCATCTGGATTTGGGTGATATCGGCAACAAGCTGATTCTGCTTGTCAATGCGGTATTCGTATTCTTGACTGCTATCGGTTTGGTCAATGACCCAACCACAAGCGGAATCACAGACAGCACACGAGCGTTAGAATACAAGAAACCAAGTGAGGAATAATATGGATATCGATACAAGCAGACTACGTACAGACTTGCCGATCGTTGGGTTTGAGCCTTTCCGTCAAGTACATGCCCACTCAACAGGCAACCGAAACTCAACCGCTCAGAACGAGGCGGACTACCACTACAGAAAGGACCCTGGACTAGGGTTCTTTTCTCATGTCGTTGGAAATGGCCGTGTCATGCAGGTAGGTCCTGTAAACAAGGGAATGTGGGATGTTGGGGGCGGTTGGAATGCTGAGACCTATGCAGCAGTTGAATTGATTGAAAGCCATTCAACTAAAGAAGAGTTCATGACAGACTATCGCCTTTATATCGAATTGCTACGAAATCTAGCAGATGAAGCAGGTTTGCCGAAAACTCTTGATACAGACGACCTAGCAGGTATCAAGACGCACGAATACTGTACGAATAACCAGCCGGATAACAGTAGCGACCACGTCGACCCGTACCCATATCTTGCGAAATGGGGTGTTAGCCGTGAACAGTTTAAGCGAGACATTGAGAACGGGTTAGGCTCTGAAACAGGCTGGCAGAAGAATGATACAGGCTATTGGTATGTACACTCAGACGGCTCTTATCCAAAAGATAAGTTTGAGAAAATCAACGGAACCTGGTATTACTTCGACGGGTCAGGCTATATGCTTGCAGACCGCTGGAAGAAGCACACAGACGGCAACTGGTACTGGTTTGACCAATCAGGTGAAATGGCCACAGGCTGGAAGAAAATCGCTGAGAAGTGGTACTATTTCGACGTAGAAGGTGCCATGAAGACGGGTTGGATTAAGTATAAGGATACATGGTACTACCTTGATAGTAAGGGTGGAAACATGGTATCTAATGAATTCGTCAGAGCAGGTCAAGGCTGGTACTACATCAACCCAGACGGCAGCATGGCAGATAAGCCAGAATTCACAGTTGAGCCAGATGGGCTTATTACGACAAAATAAAATGTGATATAATAGTTATGAAGTAACGGAGGAAATTATGGAACATGAAAAAATCGGTCAGGTTACCGATGAAGTAAAAGAAATTTTTAATATTGTTCTTGAAGCAAGCGAAATCAAGGTCAACAAAGAAGGTTTGAGAAGCCATATGTTGAAACGCCATCATAATGATGTGATCCATCATATTGAAGACTTGGAACTCATACTAAGAAGTCCAGATTTTGTTGGGGTCAATCCACGAGAGAAAGACGCTAGTTTTGAATATGTAAAAAGATTTGATGATAATGTTCTCGTTGCCATCAAGTTACATAAAAGTGGCGATTTCTTTTATGTTCCGACCATGTATCGCTTACAAGATTTCAAGTTACAAAATCGTATTAAGTCTGGTAGATTGAGAAAGCTTGACAAAAAAAGCAGTTAGTGCTAGAATAACATTAACGAAAGACATTTGAGGGCAGAAAGGTTCCTGCCGCACCTTGAAAAAGGTATCTGAGATG